TAACCCCTACTGGAGTCGAATCGCAACTCTCCTCGGCAACGAGCAGGGAGAAGTCTCTGGAAGCTACGAGACAGCCGGAACAAAATTCCACTCAGCCGTGTTTGCAATCTACGGAGGCGAGTTCTCATGGATACCCGCCGAGTTCTGCAAGGTAGTCGAAACCCCTTCTGAGTAATGAAACTCCTCCGCGATCTCTGGTTTCTAATTAAAATATACCCACTAGCAAAGGCTAGTGTCTTATCGCATTCAGATAGTCAGTATATCGGCCCTGTCCGAATGCAAATCGCTTACAATGAGATTCGTACAGCTATAGTTAAGTCTGGCATTCGTGCAGAGAAAGACATTACTGGAGCCGTTGTTTATCTTGCAATATCACTTGCCTACTTATTAAATAAAAGATATTAATTTGTTTGTATGACAACATTTCAACCTGTTTACTCAAATCCAAGAGATGGCGAATTAATAACGCAATGTAAGATTTTAGAAACCCTAGATGGCGTTTTGAATGTTTCAGATCACAACTCTGGAGCTAACGGAGGCAAGATCGTCCCTGCTTCTACGGCATCTGGATCTGGCACTTTTTACGCACTTCAGTTTGTCACTAGCGGAACGCTTACCGCTTACGCTGGCAACATTACTGGAACTGTTACTGGAGTTACTTTCCCTGCTGGTTTCGTCCTGTATGGAAATACTACCAGCTTCACAACTGGTGCTGGAACTTCTGTAGTGGCTTACACATCCTAGGTCATGCCAAGCCTGTCACTGAAGGCTAGTATAAATTGCCCAATTATAGGAGGTTCTTCTGGATCTCCTTATGACCCAGACGCATTTGCATGGTTTAACGCAGTAGAAGCTACTGGCGCAAATTTCGGTGCATCGTCAGAATCTATTTCTTCCAATAAGACCGCATTCAATACTGCTTTCCTATCGCTGAAATCTGCTGGCATCTGGAGTGCAATTCGACAGGCGTGTTTCCTAGTCGGGCCATCTACTCTTGCAGGGGCATTAGTGAATATCAAACTTACTGGAAATCCAGTAAACTACAATTTCACATCTGAATTCTATAATAAACTGACAGGATTGAGTGGAAGGCTTCCAAATTCTATTGGCAACACAAATAGATATTTAGATACTCTATTAAATGATTCAACCGATATAAATGGGTTAGATTTCCACATGTGTGTTGACGCAACTAACAGCTTTACTATTCCTCTAAGTGGAACAGAAGCTATTTTTGGATCTAATAATGATGGAGCGCAAACGGGGGGCGACATTTTTATTAGCGAATCGGAAGGTGGTTACATTGTCAGTCCAAATTCATACGAATCATTTGCGTTTAGTGGGCCAGAATTATGTTTTTCTAGGCTTGATGGTGATGTTACATTCCCTAAATCCCCTTTCGGTTGGGGAACTTATGCTACAGATTATGCTGATTATTTTTCAGGCAATAACTTCCTTTTGTTCAAAACGATTGGTAATGTTAGCGCAAATAATCTATTGTATGATGGAACAATCTCATTTTATAGCATTGGAACTAGCACAAATGTAGAAGCTATGATTGGTATTATAAACCAACTTAAAAATTCACTTGTGAGTTAATATGAGCGATAACATTTCACAATCTGACGTAGGCCCAACAAGCGCAATTGTCTCGTTAGTTTCGCTTGTTATTAGCTTCTTTGACGCAACCCACGTTTGGCTTCAGAACCTAACCTTGCTTGTGTCGCTATGTGCTGGTTTGATAGCAATCTACGCTGGTGTCAGGAAACTATTAAAATGAACAAACTTCTTATTGTATTAGCGTCCATACTTATTATTGGATGCGCCCATCAAGAGAAGCGTATTTATACTGCGCCTTCAGTAGTGGCCGTTAAAACGAGCGTGGAAAAGGTGCGTCAGTATGTGCGTCCAGAGGGTCACGCCGCAGTCAAGGAGCTTTCTGATGCCATTACGACCTACGAGACTCAGGTTCAAGATCAGTCATTGGCGTTGGCAAAGGCTCAGAATGATGCCGTATATTGGGAGCAGAAGCAGATTAAAGCCCTTAAGGAGCTTTGGATCTGGAGAGGCATTGCCATTGTCTCCATAGTATGTGTTGTCGGATATATTGGCATTAAGACATCATGGAAATTCCTCGCTTGAATAAGGTCGTTTCCCAGAGGCTCATTGTTTCTCTTGTCGGGATCGGATTAATTCAAGCCTCATGGAGATGGGCAATTGCTCACCTCTACACTCTTCCAGACGTAGCTTTGGCTGGATTCGTCACCATCACGACGAATTCCATGTACGTCACAGGGGCTATCGTTGTCTTCATGGTTACTGGTCGCATGGTCTACGATTGGAAGATGGGAACAAACCAAGTCCAAGAAGTGGTGTCATCTGTGGCACGAGTAAAGGAAGAGGTTGTTGAATACATCCAAAGACCAAAGAACTTCGATGACGAAACTATTTAAAGACGTAATCATCCCTTGGCTTTTTAAGTGGGAGGGGAAAAAGCTAGACTTGCACAAGGACGATGCAGGGAACTACAGGAATGGAAAACTGGTTGGAACTAAGTACGGAATAGACGCTAGATCACATCCCAATGTCGATATTCCTAGCCTGACATACGATGAGGCATCTGAAATTTACTGGAACGAGTATTGGGTCAAGTATGGTTGTGATGACATGGATTGGCCTATGAACTTCATATTTTTCAATTGCTGTGTGAATTGCGGTTTGTCCAGAGCCAACAAGATACTGAGGCTTTCTAAGGACGATCCATCGAAGTTCATCAACGAACAGGAATCTTTTTACAAGCGTCTAGTAATCCACAATCCAAAGACTAAAGTGTTTTTGAATGGATGGTTGAATAGGACTAAAGATTTAAGAAAAGTAACAGGACGAATTTGAAGCTCTCTGCAAGAGCAGTATGGGGTACATAGGGGTTATTCACATTTGATGTCAAGCCTATAATTTATTTTCTCTTTTAAAAAAAATATCTTGATGCCCTTACCGCATCCGTCATATCTTATCCCCTCACCAACTGCCGCCAGCAATGGTCGCGGATTGGGGTAAAAGGGAAATCGCTCTCCACTAGCCGATTAGTTGCTGGTGGGGAGTTTTCTTTTTTCTTGCCATTCGTATTCTATCAACCTAGAAGCATCATCCATGACAACTGAACAGGATCACTTCCACCACGAAAGCTATTGCAGGAAATGTGCCACGCCACGCACGGACGCTCTCATGCAAGGCGGTTGTATTGCAACGACCATACTTGAACACGCAAGAGGATTGGAGCGTGAAGTGGAGGAATTGAACCACAGGATGGTCGCAATCAAGAACACTCAATCCTCATTGATTGCCGCTATCAACTCTGCCATCAACGAATACAAAGGCTCTAGCGCAAGTGTTTACCTTGACGGAATCATGGAGAATCTTTTTTCAAAATAATTCTCGACATCCGTATCATCTCCAAATAAAACCAAAGCCTATGACAACACCAACCAAACCAAAGAAAGCCAAAGCCGCAAAGAAAGCCCCCGAAAAAAACATGGAGGAATACATGGATTTAGAGGAAGTCCTACAAAGTCACGAGGATGGACTTACAGCCCTTGAGGAAGTTATTAACGATCACGCACTACAGCTAGATCGCCTCAATCACGCCAGCGAGTGTCATTACGATGAGGCTTCTGAACTCAAGGAGCTTCTTGTTCATAGCGTCAATTCTTTATTCTGGATGTCGGCTATTGGTATCGCAGTAGCTATCACGTTTGCAGGAGTAGCAATCTTCCATAATTAATCATGTCTAAAAAAGAACCATTGTCTCTTGAGGAAAAAGTTGAGATCCTTTTGGATAGCTTGAAGGATCTTCGGGAAACGCTAGATGAGGCCATCGGATTCATTGATGATTCAATGATTGAGGCTGACGAAAGATAAACCAACCAACCAAAAACAAACAACATGAAAACAGAAACAACGCCACAGCAGGAGTACGCATCAGCACTTGTTGATGCAATCGGAGAGCTACACAATGTAGCCAAGACAGCATCCAATCCATACTTCAAAAGCAAGTATGCACCATTGGAGGCAATCGTAGATGCAACACGTCCTGTGTTACTAAAACATGGACTTGCTATCACTCAAGCCCCTCTATTTATGGAGGGAATGGCAGGAGTTGAGACAACCATCATCCACAAGTCGGGTTATTCTACAACAACAACACTCCTTCTGCCATTGAAGGATCAGTCTCCACAGGGAGTTGGCGGAGCAATTACTTACGCTCGTCGCTACTCACTTGCGGCTGTTTGTGGCCTTGCAACAGAAGACGATCTTGACGGCAATGAGCATCTTCAAGTTAAGAAGGAGGAGGCTCGTCCAGCAGTAGCAAAGGTGATGGATAGGAGTCCATCGGTACGTCCAGCAGGAGCAGTTACAGGGGTGTGGAGGGGAGTTCTTCCCACTAACACGAAGGTTGCCGCCAAGAGCAAGGAGGGAAGCCCCAAAGTTTGGACGTTGTATGCAGTTGAATTCAATGACAATGGCAAGATCATTGAGGCTATGACATTCGATGAGAAGTTGTTTGATGCCGCTACGGAGTTCGGAACAGAGGGGACAATCGTTGATGTGGGAGTAGCCCCATCGAAGAAAGATCCAAGCAAGTTTGAACTCGTTACCATTTCCCCCACTGAGTAATGAGCAAGAAGCCGAAGATGTTCAACATCGGGACAAAGCCCACTCGCTTCATAGCGGTGGGTTGCTCCCACGGCAAGTACGCCGATCCTACGGCATTAGATGCAGTTCTGAGAGCTAAGGACGCATGGAGGCCAGAAGAGGTTATTCATCTAGGCGATTGGGCTGATACTGCCGCCATGAGAAAAGGGGCGGCTGGAACAAGTGATGAGTCTGAGCCTGTACGACCAGACATTGATGGGGGGCTTCAGTTCCTTAAAGACATTGGTGCTACCATAGCCTTAGATGGCAATCACGAAGTTAGGATACAGCATCTTAAGTCTAGCAATAACGCCATCGTATCATGTTGCGCTGAATCAGTTGACCAGCACATTGACGAATATCTAGCAGAGATCAAATGCAGGAGGATTCCCTACAACGGAGTTTATCAAAAGTGGATGCTTGGAGATGTGACGTTTACGCATGGCACGATCTTTAATGAAAACGCCGCTAGGGATATGGCAGAGATGTACGGAGGGAAGGTAGTATTTGCTCACACGCACCGTAGTCAGATGGGAGAAGGAAGGACAAGCAAGGAGAGTAGTGGGTTCTGCGTTGGCACACTTACTCGTAAGGCAAGTATGGACTATGCCTCATGCCGCAGGGCGACCCTTGGGTGGCGACAGGGCATGGTTATTGGAGAGGTGATTGGGAACGATTCCGCAGTTTGGCTCCTAACTCGTGGAGAGTTTGATAAAGAGTGGAGGTTGCCAATATGAGTGCCAACGATTGGGCTGATGCCATTGCCAAGTCATTATCAAACAACCTAGATGATATTCCAGAGGGGTTTTACACCACAAAGCAGATAGCCAAGATGACAAAAAAAGGTCTAAGCCACACCAAAGAAATGATTGCAAATCTTTTGAATGAAGGCTTGGCAGAAAGGAAAATATTTAAAACCCAATGCACGACCAGACAAAGCCCAATACCTCACTACAGAATAATCAAATGAACGAAACAGAATTAACGAAAGAGTTTTATATTGAGCCAGAGTTCTCGTGGCTTGCTGGCCCTTACGAGGCAGAAAGCAAAACAAACAAGCGAATGCTTGATCGTGTATTGCAGGACATGGTGAGGGGCAACATTGAGCATCGTGTGGTGAAGGATCAGATGGGGCGTTCTATCGTCGAAAGAAGGGGAATGATACTATCAAAACGATGAGCGACCACGATCCAGTGAACAGCCCCTCCCATTACAAGGTTCCAAGTGGTGGAGAGCTTGTAGATACGATTGCCCATCTCAATTATCTTAGAGGAAATGCAATTAAATATATCTTTCGTGCTGGACAGAAATATCCAGAGAAGGAGGTCGAAGATCTAAAAAAAGCTATTTGGTGCTTAAATAAAGAACTTGCAATCATTGAACAATGTCAACACTACAGCAATTAATTATCGGAGCTATGAGTGCATCAGTATTGATGTATATCATGGTTTCATTTAGACGATGAAATTTACTAAGATTGGCAGTATCAAGATTAATGGAAGTATTTGGAAGTATGGATACGGAAACACCAGAACTACCAATGGACACAAGAACGATGGGCTATGCGTCTATGAGACAAAGACCATACACATTAATCCAAAATCCAGCCGATCTCTTGAAGAGGTTATCTGCCACGAATTTCTTCATGCTAGGTTTCCAGACCTTTCAGAAGAAGCGGTAGATGACGCTGGTGATATACTGGGAAAAGTTATTAACGCATTTAAAGACCTAAAAAAATGAAAAAGCTAGAAGATACATTCAACGATTGGTACAACACGATAGGCATCCGAACCTACTCGCAACATCATGGATCTGCACAAGGACATCAAGACTACGCTCGGAATGCATTCCTTGGTGGGTTTTATGCAGGGCTAGAACACTTCAAACAACTACTTGAAAATGATACGACAGAAGCTAATCAAGACTGATTCGGTTCCGCCAAATCGCTATCGCTTCACTGTCCCAGAGACAGGAATGAAGATTGATGGTGAATTGTCGTGGGATGGCCTTTTGTCTAGGGTTAAGGCTCATTATATTGATAATAGCATTCCCCTTCCTAATGATTGGATGGAGCGTGTAGAAGATCAGCTATGTCGGCAACTTCCTCATGGTTGGTGCGTGTATACTGATGGAACTCCTGCCAAGGGGACTAGGCCACTCCTATCAGCCGAAAGCATCATTAAGGGTATCACCTCTCTGTCCACGATGGCTATTGACGGCATGAAAGGGGAAGACGTTTTTGTTAGCCAAGATGAGGCGAATCGAAGGGCTGAGATATGCTCCAGATGCTATAACAATATGACAACTAATTTTTGTGCCGGTTGTAATGTTATGGAAACTATCACAAAGCTAGTGTCCAAAGTTAGAGGCAAAAGAACAACCACTTTGGATGCAAGCCTTTACACTTGCGGAGCTTGCGGTTGCAGGAACGAAGCAATTGTTCATGTAAAGAGAAAAGTGTTGCTCTCTGGTGAAAAATCCGAGACAACGGAGGCTCGACCAGACTGGTGCTGGTTAAAAACAGAAGATTTAACCCAAGCATCAGCATCACTTAAAATATGATTACATACGGACTGAAAGACCTAGAAGAAGGCGGAAAACCACCAAAAACAAGGGTGGAGGACGCTGGTTCAGCTCGTGCAATGCTTTTTACCCTACAGGAAGACGATCAGATCGCATCACATCGTCGCAGTCAAATCCAAGGCATTATTGATGGTAACCCCCCTTTTAACGAGCAACAGCTTCGTGAACTTGGTCAGGCAGATCGAATTAATGTAAACTGGGGTCATGCAGAGGCTAAAGTGGAAGCCGCTGTTATCCCATACTTCGATATTCTTACATCCGTTGGTTCGTATGCTACTTGCAAAACCAAGTACGGCAAGGACATGGGTAAGCGTGAGGAATATAGCCGCATCATTACGGAAGAGTTCCACAGGCTTCTTGCATCTTCTAATCCTAACTTCTTAGCGCAACACCAAGTTTGCCATAAGTCACTCGTTATTCATGGTCAGTCTTGTATGTATTTCCCAGACCAGACTGATTGGAGGGCTAAGTCGATTGAACCTTGGGCTATGGTTGTTCCCAGAGGAGCCAAGGTAGATTGGAACAATTGGGAGTTCTGCTATGTTCTGGATGAGCTTTATTCTGAGGAGCTTTACTCATATATTGAGAATAAGGAAGCCGCCGAAAGGGGAGGATGGGACGTAGAGGAAGTCCGCAAAGCTATCATGCAAGCTCGTACTGATGAGCAGGATCAACGCCGCCCTTGGGAGTGGTATCAGACAGAGCTTAAAAATAACGGACTTTACTATTCCTATGCCAAGAGCAAGGTAATCAAGATAGCTCACTTCTATGTGCGTGAATATGATGGTCGCATTTCCCACTATATTTTTGACCGCATCAACAGCACAGAGTTTCTTTGCAAGAAGATTGGACGCTATAAGGATTTCTCTAATGCTTTCACTATCTTCCTTAACGGAATTGGCAATGGATACTATGCTGGAGTCAGGGGGCTAGGCCAGAAGGTTTATAAGTATGCGGAGGCAATGAACCGCATGAATAACTCCCTCATGGAGAACGCCATCGTCGGTGGCACTACCATGTTCCGAGCAAGCTCTGCGGCTGATGCCGAGAAGATGAAGAGCATTCAGATCGGGCCTTGGAGGATTCTTCCGTCTGGACTTGAGCTTGTTCAACAGAATGTCTCGACAAATCTTGGAGCTTCCATGCAAGTTGCTCAGTTCTTCAACGCACAGGAGTCAGATGACATTGGTTCATTCATGCCTTCGGTGGTTAATGGTGGAAGCAGGAAAGGAGCAAGAGAAGTTGAGCTTGAGATGGGCGAGAAGAGTCGCCTCACCAATACTCGTGCAGAGATCTACCTACAGGCACTTGATGTTCATTACGCCGAGGTTTATCGCAGAGCATCAAACCCGAACCTTATTGAAGAGGATCACGGCGGCAAGGAGGCTTTAAGGTTCCAGAAGGCTTGTATGGATAGGGGCGTTCCAGCAGGAGCATTGCTCGACATGGACACCATTAAAGCTACTCGCTCCATCGGGCAAGGCTCTGCTTCTGCACGACTACAGGCCATGAATCTTATTGGTCAGTACCTTCCACAGCTCCCAGAGTCTAATCGCAAGCGTGTTATTAATGCCAACATTGCGGCGATTGCTGGGCAAACTGGCGTTGAAACCTTCGGCATTCCAGAGGAGACAAGACCAGATGGCAACGACCTATCCATTGCATCTCTTGAGAACAATGCACTCCAATCGGGGGGTCAGGTTCTCATTGATCCAGATCAGAATCACGCAACTCACCTTGCTGTTCATATTCAGTTTGGTGGCGGTATTGTCCAAGCGGTGCAGGATCAGCAAGTAGACCCAAGGCAAGCTAATCAGTCTATGCAAGCTCTGCTTCCTCACTTGCTTGGGCATCTCCAATTCTTAGAGACAGATCCTACTCGCCAAGATCAGTTTGACAGCATGAATGAGCAGACAAGTGAGCTTATGAAGATTGCTGACCAGCTTGCTAGCATGGCGGAAGACATCCAGATGAAGGAGATGGAAGCACAGCAACAGGCAATGGAGCAACAGGGTGGACAGCAAGACCCTCAACAGATGATCGCTATGAACAAAATAGAGCTTGACCGCTTGAAGTTCCAGAATGACGCTCAGATCAAGCAAGCTAAAGCTCAACACCAGATGCAGTTACAAGACCGCAAAACGGCGCAGAGGCTTATGATTGACAAGCTAAAGATCGCTCAGAAATACGAACAGAATCAAAACCAATAATTCTTAGTATTACTAGCGTATGGCGCAGTAAACCAAAACCAAAAAAACAAATGACAACAAACCCCTTTGATTCGGGGAGAGAAGAAATGAGGGAGCAGATAGTTGCTCTTATCTACGAGCGATACATATATCTTCGCACGTTTCACGGAGCAGAATCCGAGCTGGCATTAACACTAAAAAACCTAATCCATTCGATCAGAGACGAAGAAGCCAAAGAAATAAAAAATGACATTTGAAGAATGGAGGGCTGATGTAACCCTAGCTGTAGAGCTAAAAAAGATCCTGCAATTGCCCGTATTGAAGGCGGCACTTGAGCTAACAGATAGTTTAACTGCGGCTAAGACATTGGGTAACACCAATGCGCTAACCAAGATCGCAGATAACGCCGCCGTCTTATTCGGGTTCGATGCAGGAAGGGCATCTATCATTACAGACCTTCACAACCTATCCATCGTTCCAGAGGAGTTTACTGAGGTTCAACCTAGCTACACAGGAGAGTTTTAATTTATGTCAGAAGAAACCATACCAAACCAAACGCAAGCGGCTGACCCTGTTATTGCGTCCACGCCAGAACCAAACAACGAGTCATGGGAGAGTCAGATTTCCCGACAACTCAATAAGAAGCCAGACCTAAAGAAGATCGACATCAAAAGTCTTGAAGATCTTCCAGATGGAATGATCCCCACAGACCTAGACTATGTAGCCGAGCAGGACGCTAACGACTATCTTAAGCAGATGGAGGGAGGCACAACCGAGCCTGCCGAGAAGAAGTCAAAGAAGGCAAAGGAAGTCAAGGAGGAGAAGGTTGAATCCGTTGATAGCTTTGATATTTCCGACATTGATCTATCCAAGGACGTTGAGCCTGTAGAGGCTCCTAAGAAGCGTTCCAAGGAAGAGAACATTGCAGAGCTTCGCAAGAAGGCAGAAGCCTACGAGGAGTCACTTAAGGCCAAGGATGCGGAGGTTCTTACCTATCGTGAGAAGCTTGAGAAGCTAGAGGGAGAGATTGAGCGCACTAACTTTGAGCGTTCTTCTACGTTTAAAAAGAATTACGAGGCTCCATTTGTTGCATTGGTTGACAAGGCAAAAGCATTTGCGCAGGAGTTCGGTGACGATGCATCAATTGCAGAAAAAGCATTATCTCTCACTGGTCGTGAGCGTATTGACTTTATTGATGAGTCATTCGGTGGTGGCGCGGCGGCAGGGAAATTTGCCATCCTTTTGGATGAGGCAGATTCCAAACGTGAGGAACTTAATTATGCTTTAGCAAACTCCAAGGAGACTGCTTATAAAGTTCAACAGGCCGAGGAAGAGCAGAGCCTAAAGATCGTTGAGGAGGTTAATACGAACTTTGAGCGTATGACCAATCACCTTGCAAAGAAATCCGACTTCTTCAAAATGACAGGAGATGATGACAACGACAAACTTGTGAAGCAGAGGATTGAGGCGGCTAGGGCAATCATTCATGGGAACGCAACCCAGAATGAGATGACAGTTGCTCCATTCCTTGCGGTTATCGCTCGTGAGGCAGTTGCCGAGAATGACAAGCTAAAGGCCGAGCTTGCCAAGTATAAGAGCAGGGCAAAGGAGGATATTGCCGTCCAACCTCGCATTAGCAAGGGATCATCCGATGATGCCGATGGTGAGCCAAAAGGAAAGCCAAGGTCTGCAATGGAGGCTATCCGTAGTCAGCTTCGATAATTTGTCTTGGGATGAGACAGGGGGAGGGTGTTAGAAGCATCCTCCCCCAACTTTTATGAAGCTCCAAACATACGGACTAGACTTTAGTAAGTTCCCCAACATAACTCAACTTGAGATTGAGTTATTGATGGTGGCTGATAAAGACCCATCTAGGGTTACTGGCATTAGTAGGGGTCAGCATATCAAGCATTGCATTCATATGCTTTGGCCTGACGTAATTAAAAGCTGGAATAATTGGAATGAGTTGGCGTTATGGGCATGGACAAACTATGACGAGATCGGGGTTACTGGGTGTGCCGCCGCTGGTAAGACATTTACGTTCACTTTGCTATCTCTGGTGGAGTATCTAGCTAAACCAATGGGAACTCGTGTGGCTTTAACCAGCACGACTGTTCCATCTCTTCGTGGTCGTATCTGGGCTGAGATGATGCGGTTTACTAGACCATGTGTTCCGTTATTCGGTTTGAATGTTGTCGATTCCCAAACCAAGATCCAGTTCACTAAGGGTGATGATAGGTCTGCTATAACAGCCCTTGCGGTTGATAGTGGGGCTGTAGAGCAAGCCGTGGGCAAGTTGCAGGGTGTTCACTTGCCAAGAATGGTAATCATGGTTGATGAGGCGGCGCAGACCAATCCAGCGGTATTCTCTGCTAGGGCAAACTTAGCGGTTGGTACGGACTTTTATCACTTTGTCGCTATTGCTAACGCTTCTAGCTTATTTGATCCTCATGGGTTGTTCTGCGAGCCAAACATGGGATGGGGTAGCATTGGAGATGACGATGAGCATTGGGAGACAAAGACAGGAGTTTGCGTAAGGTTTGATGGGCTTAAGTCTCCAAACATTAAGGCTGGACGATTGCTCTATCCTTACCTCTTTGGTCAGGACAACGTGGATACAATCCGCAAGAATTTTGGCGAGGGTAGTCTGGAGTGGAATAGCTATTGCAGGGGAATGTGGAGCAAGTCTGGAGCTAGGAACACAATGGTTGATTCCGCCATGATTACGGAAGGATGCGCCAGAGATAAGGTAGTATGGACAGGGGGTGACCTCAAAACCCTAGCGGCACTAGACCCTGCATTCACGACTGAGGGGGATGATTGTATCTTGCGTTTCGCCAAGGTAGGTAAAGCAACAGATGGCAACCTCACTATCAATCTCACCGAGACGATCAAGCTCAGTCTTATGGATGATCCAAACTATCCCTTATTTTACCAAGTTGCCGATCAGACGATTGAGTTGCTAAAAAAGAACAATGTGGAGCCAGAAGATTTTGCCTTGGACGCAACTGGTGCTGGTGCTGGCATTGCTGACATCATCTCGCAACGCTGGCAATCTGGATTCGTGCGAGTGAGCTTTGGAGGGGCGGCTACTGATTCTCCAATTAGCGTTGAGGATGAGCGTCCTGCAAAGCAAGTCTACGCCAATCGGGTAACTCAGCTATGGGGTCAGATCAAAGTCATCATAATGAGTGGAAGGATGAGGGGGCTAGATGACCAAACGGCACGAGAGCTATGCGCTAGGATCTATTCCCTGCGAAATGAACGCACGTTGCTAGAGAGTAAGAAGGACTTGAAGAAGCGCACCAAAGGAAGCTCTCCTGACAGGGCTGATGCTCTTGCCTTACTTATTGAGTTGTTTGTGGCACAGCATGGATTCGGAGATGCCACAGGAAGTCAATCCTCAAATTCTGACGATTGGGATGATTTTGTTATGGACAATGAATTGGAGTCTGACTATCGGTAGCTGATGGAAACCCAAGAGTCTGTTTACACCCACCTCATCAACAAGCTCCCACCCGTAACGGATGGGAATAAACATAATCAAACCAAAAACAGAATAGGGGAGGTTTTTGGAGAATGGGAGGTTCTAGGTTTTTCGCATAAGCTACCAAGAAAAAAGAAAGGGCATGAAGCGATTACTTGGTGGCTCGTTGGATCACAATCATCTATGCAAATTAAAAGTTTGGAGCAATTGCGTGTTTGCAAACAAAGATTTAAAAAGTCAGAATAACAAGACAACACTATGGAAAAAACAAAACTGATACGAAACGCCCCTCACCAGAAATACTTTCTGGCAGACGGCACACAAGTAAGCGGTGGCTCGACCATCTGCAAAATCGGAGAAGACGCTGGAGGTTTAATCCATTGGGCATGGGATCTAGGGAAGAAAGGCAAGGACTACCGCAAGGAGAGGGATAACGCCGCCGATGTGGGGACAATTGCCCACTTCCTAATCGAATGCTATCTCAATGGACAAGTTGCCGACTTGGACGATTATGCAACGAAAGACATTGATCGTGCCTTGCTTTGCTACAATAAGTTCCACGATTGGTGGGAGTCTGCAAAACTCAAGAAGGTCGCCACAGAAGTTCAGCTTGTAAATGAGCTATACCGATACGGAGGAACGATTGATCTTATCGCTACGAATGAGCAGGGGGAACATATCCTTATCGACTTCAAGACCAGCAAGAAGATCTCTGAGCCTTATTGGAGGCAAGCCGCAGGGTATGCACAGCTTTGGAATTACAACAACCTTGGGCGCACAATCACCAACCATGCCATCGTCCGTATCGGCAAGGAAGAGGAAGGCGACTTTGAGGTAGTGTGGAAGGAAGATCTTTCCAACTACTGGAATACATTCCAACAGCAAGTAAATGTCTGGTGGGCATTGAAGGAAGAGAAGCCCAAGAAAGAAAAGAAGACTAAAAAGTAACCAACAACAACATGACATCACCACAATCCTGCGATGCTGAGAAGGCATTCATCTCGGCAATCCTACAGCGTCCCAGCATCATCAATGAAGCGGCTGATCAGATTAGCGAGAAGTTATTCTTCCATCCTGCACATAAGCGAATATTCAACTCAGCTATTGAGCTTTGGAAGGAAGGACAGGGTTGCGATCTAGTAACCATCACGGAGCATATGAGCAATGCTGGCACTCTAGAGCTATCTGGTGGTGCGGCATTCGTAACTGAATGCTTCATCGCTCCATGTGTTGTGAGTAACTGGGGGGGATATATTGAGATCCTAAAACATAAGCACACCTCTAGGCTTGCAATTGCCGCCGCCGAAAGGATTATTGCTAGCGCAAATGATCCAGCTTCCGCAGGGGAGTTGAGCGAGATAGTCCAGAAGGCACTCATTGCAGTTGCCGCAGATGCAGAAACAACGTCTCGCATTGAGAGCGTTAAGGAAGTGGCGGCAGAGCGTGTCAATGAGTACGAAGAAATGATTAATAACAAGGGTAAGCTTATAGGAATTACTAGCGGTTTTAGACTACTTGATGAAATGACAGGAGGCTTTCGCAATGGTCAGCTTGTTGTCATAGGTGCGCCGACAAAGGGAGGCAAGACGGCTGTGGCATTAAACATGGCGATGAGGACGGCTGATGTTGGCGAGAATCCAGTTGGAATTATCTCTCTTGAGATGAGCAAGGGAGAGCTTATAGATAGGCTGATAGCGTCAAAGTCTGGAGCTGATCTGTCCCTGCTAACCAAGGCTGGTGATGTGGACAAGCAACTGATGGCAAGGATTAGTCAGGGAGTTAGTCAGATTTCCAAGCTACCTATCTGGATTCGTGATGAGAGTAGTCTTAACTGCCTACAGTTGAGGGCGGCTGTAAGACGAATGGTTGCCGTCCATAAAGTCAAGCTAGTAGTTGTAGACTACATCCAGTTGCTTGAGCCTACGAACATAAAGGACAGCAGGGAAAGGCAAGTTGCAGAGGCTTCTAGGACGCTTAAAACGCTAGCCAAGGAGCTTGGCATTGTCATCATCGCACTCACTCAACTTAATTCTGACGGAGCATCACGAGAGTCTAGGGCTATCGAACATGATTGCGATTTGTTCTTGACTATATCTCAGGATGAAAAAGACCAGAGCAGTTGGTTCTTAAATATAAAGCTTGCACGAGCCTGTCCAAGGGCTAGTATTCCACTCACGTTCCGATCTGAGTTCCTACGATTTGACGAACGCTAACCACAAACAACATAATATGCCAGAGTACGACAACACAAATAAGGGTGCGGCCTTCCGCAAAAACAATGTAAATCCAAAGGCTCCTCAATTGTCTGGGCCTCTCAATGTAGAGGGAAAGAATTATGAGATTAGCGTATGGGAGAAAACCTCCAAGGCTGGAGATGCGTTTCTTTCATTTGAGGTCAAGCCTCCATATAAAAAAGGAGTTGACAGCCACAACAAGGCCAAGGGAAACGGATACCAGCCCCAGAAAGTTGACGAAGACGACGACATCAACTTCTAAAAATTGTCGGTAGTTGTTGGTCGCATAGCCCCCATCCAGTTGTCATGTTCTGGGTGGGGGTTTCTTTTTGAGCTAGTGTTTATGCGGCTCCAGAAGGCGTGAAAATAATTGAAAATAATTCTTGATCGAATTTCAAAAACTGATTGAATGGTTTCAAGAGGAGCAACCAACCTCTGCAAAACAAACAACATGAAAAACATAAACACAACAGCAGATACCATCAATAGCCTTGAAGTAATCTTTCAAGAGCAATGCAAGAAAACAATAAGGGATAACTCTAAGTATGTGAGCTTCCACATTGATTTTGCCCGATCAATTCTCTCCTCGCTTATGTATGCAAAGGAAGAGATCAATGAAATAAACAAAGACCAAAACCCAGCAGACTACGCACACCTTGTCGCTTAAAAATATGAAATACCATACCATGTCATACCTAGCGGTTATCGCTGGATTAGTAGCAAGCGTGTCAGCACAAGAAGATTTAGCGGATGTTCAATACCGAGCTTGGGCAATGCCGCAATTTCGCCATGACGTGTCCCTGTGCGACTACAAGGAGGAGCGCATTGAGACATCGTACAGTTCGCAAATTCGCAATTACTACGATTCTGTTTGGCAGGATCGGAAACCTGTAGCCCCTATTATTATTATTGAAAAATGAATGCACTTGTAATCACCACGGGAATCATTAGCCTTATCGGATCTTACGTTCTTGGGCTATGGCTCTACGGACATCATGTTCGCAGAATTCAGCTTGAGGAACTAGCAGACCTATTCCGCAAAGATCAAGAAAAGTTCAACCTATACTTCTACAATATTGCAATTCAAATCACCAAGCGAGAAATCGCACAACAAGACAAAAACCAATGAGCAACATGACCAATGACGAATACATGGAAACATTAGAAAAAAAAGTAGCCTCCGCAGAGAAGAGGTGCGAGGCATTAGAACAGGAGTTTTTCATCTTGATAGATGTCATAAAAGATATACGCATGATGAATTCCTTTGGTAAGACAAAAGACATCGCAGATGAGATTGATTCACTCATTAAGAAATACACCGAATGAAACACTCCAATAAATCTCAGTCATTTAAAATCCATAAATTCATGCTTAAGGGCAAGGGCATTACGCCACTACAGGCACTCAACCAGTTTGGATGCTTTAGGCTTGCCGCCCGAATCCATGAGCTTCGCAGTATGGGCATTAATGTCATCAAAACAAACGTAGTCAAAAACAACAAACAGTTCGCACAATACAGCATTAACTAATTATGAGCATTATTATACCAGCAGGAGTAGACGAAGAATCAGTACGAGTTCCCATGCAGTTCCCACTCAGGGCGCAGGATGATAGTGTAGTAGACGCTAATGATCGTTGTATCCTTACAATGGACGACAGCGTTTTCATTGGTGAGTCACTTAAGTTCGCCAAGCTATTCGCTAAAGCCCCCGAAATGTGGGAGTTGCTAGGAGATGCCTATGTGGTTCTCTCAGCAGTCGCTAAGACTAGCGGAGTGGATCATGGATCTCCAGATGAGCAAGGCAAAGAAGACTGCATTCTGTGCCGTTGTGAAGCCCTTCTGCACTCTCTTGCATGAGAAAGGGAAGAACATTCGTTAATTACGTCCCTCATAACAAGTATCTGCATATTGATACTAAGGGGGACGATTACGAAGACTACCTCACCAACCTATCTCATACAGTAAGTGTTGCTTGCGATAAGTTCTTTGCTAAAAGGGGAATCCTCACCATTAATCCATTTCAAAAAACTGGAGATGATGATGAGAAAAACAAACGAGCGCAAGCCGCCATGCAGAGGGCGTGGGCTATAGCTAAAGAGGAGCTTAATAAAGAAAATGACAAATAACTCAACTGTTTGTAACCATCCCACTACAGAAACAGGAAATATGACTAAGAACCACGACACACCACGAACGGATGCCGCCGAACCTCAACTCCACAGCAATGTTGGAGGATGGGTTAGGGCAGACTTCGCTAGAGAGCTAGAATGCGAACTTGCCGCATCTAATGCCGCCTTAGACCAGATAACAGAAGATGCAGTAAATCTCAAGGGGAAGGTCGAGGAACTACAGCAACAGAAAAGAAACTGCATGGAAATAATTGATGATGACGCAAAAGAGAAATCTGAACTAAAGGCCGAGGTCGAGAGGCTTCGATCACAACGCAACCGAGCCGTCGAGATTGCGGAGAAAATTTGGGCAGACTGTTCAAATGGCTCTGAGCATACCGAACTCGCCGCACTCAAGGGGGAATCAAATGAACTGGCAAGATAAACTCACAACAGCGTTTCTGCACATACTCATGTGGTGGGGAGCCTTAATGGTACTTGTTGCATTAAGCGCATTAACTGCCGTTTTCATAAAGCTATCCTACAACATCCTAATTAAATGAAAGCTAAACTTGAATTCGACCTGCCAGAAGAATCAGAAGAGCATCTTCATGCCGTCCATGCAACAGATTGGTATCTCGTTGCTTGGAATATGCATCAGTATCTATGGAAGCTACACCACGATGGATCAACAACAACCACTCAAGCTGACTTAGACTACTTGAACGACTTAATCTCAGATTACGGACTAAAACTATGAATGGAAAAGGATCACGACCACGCAACAACTTCTCGGACAAATACAGGGAAGGATATGATCTTATCTTCCGAAAGAAAAAGATTAAGCCTGTAGTCCATATCGTTTCTGAAATGGAACGCTATACGCTCTTAGGATCTGATCGCGTCTTGATAGTCCATTCTAAAGATAAATGCAAAGGAAGCCATTGCACTATTCATAACCACTCTGACCACCACATGAAAGATTGGCCTCAGAACTGGAGAGAAGATAGAGGGATTATGGAGAGGATCTGTCCTCATGGCATAGGACACCCTGACCCAGATGACCCGACGACAGATCGGATTCATGGTTGCGATGGATGTTGTATTCCGCCCGACGAAAACGCCCGACGAATCAACGGATAGCCGAAAAAAGTAAATGTGCGATAAAGTTAGCAATCGTAAAACAAAATACAAAGTAAGTAATTGTAAGCGTTTGTAGTAGCTTTGTATGACAAAGCATAAAGGCCCCTAGAATTGTCGGGATATGAAAGGCATGATGACAAGGGGAGAAAATCAAAGTGATTTATAGGGCTTTCTGGGAGCTTGTTTTTTTCCTTCATCCTGTATCAATACCCATTTAATTTAATGCACGAAAAAAGGGGGGAATTTATCCCCCCTTTTCTTGCTTTGTTATTGGTTCCCTATTTTCTGCTTTCCTCCTGTTTTCGTTGTCGCCACATAGTCGAAAGACAAGCGTAGAACGTGAACAGGGGGAGAGATAAAAGAATACCTATAAGGGATATTCTTAATGCGTCAATGATTGTCATGCATACCTCCCGTCTTCCGTAAACTCATATCCATTGCAAGTGATAGCCTCGTCTACTTGCTCGTTACTCATAAGCCATTCATCCTCTTTCTTTAACATGGAAAGGTATTCTTGCAGGATTGCATACTCAAAGTCGTTTTCGATTGCTTCCCTTTCACTCTCCAGCTTTAGAGTTGCAAGCTCTCCCCATTCATCTTTCTCTGCTTTCTCCATGAAGGAAGCAAGCTCTTTAAGGAAGTTCCTCGCGTCTGCATAGGTTTCCGACATATCCCCATGCTCTTCCATGATTTTCTTTGCGACATCTTCGGGAGAATCTGTAAAACCTCCCGTGATGTGGTTGCCCCTTCCGGTGTCAAAGCTGGTAATCTTCAAACCAATTCTTTCCGCATCATCATATACACCTTCCCACCATTCTTCACCTATGGAAGATTTACGCCACCAATCTCGTGCTTTCTCCTTTGCTTTGTCACCTAGTTCTTGAAATGTATAGATATTCCTTGTCGTTGTCTCTGTTCTCATGTTTTTATGTTTGTTTTTTTGTTTATTTTCTGATGTTATTTTTCCCACAATATAGAGCTTTCGTTATAATCTTCCCACGATTGCAAGCCTTTTAGATACAGGGCAATGTTCCAACGTTGCAAGGGCCTTAATCCTAGCTCTTGTCCTCTAGCGCAAAGCCAAAAGAAAGAGCGATTTTTCGAAAGCCTTTTTGCGTCTTTAATGTTTCCTTTTAAGAATGTTTCTATAATGTTCATTTTTTATTTGTTAGGTATGCAAACTAATGAAGACCGGATCTCTGGGGCGTAGGTACAACCAGAACCCAGAAAAAAGACATTAGGAATAGCCGATTTTAGCTTTTCCCTAGTCTCCTGCTTTAATGTATCACCCTTGTAAAAAGTGGCAACTTTCTTTCCGTTTTCCCTCACGCTTCCAAAAGCATGGAAGGAAAATCCTGATACTTCAAAGGCGTTCATTAATTCAAAAAAGCTCATTTTTTTATTGTTTTTCATATTCTTTTTATTCTTTTAGAGAAGTTTTCCAAATGCTTTTACCTCTTCAATGGTGAACTTATGGCAACCAATAGTCACGAAATCCGCATCAATAGAGATCAAGGAGAATGCACCCACTTGGCAAGTCTCTCCGTTCCTGTGCCACTCAATCCCCTGCAATATCTTGTGATTGATAAATCCAAAGGCCATCTTTGCATCTTCCAAGGATACTTCCGCGCCCTGTGATGTTTGAACCATAGAGCCTTTGATCCTAAGCATGGGAGGGAGGCTTCGGAGTTTCCATTGATTGTTACACTCGCCAGCTCTCCAGAGTGGGACAAGTTCCAAGGCTTCCATCTTTTCCAACTCTCTTTGCCTTGCAAACTTAGCTTCCCTCTTTGCGTTTCGTGCTTCCTGTTGCTCTTGCTTCTTTGCTAATGCTATCTCATAGGCTTCCTTATGCTTATTCATTAATTCCAAGCATTCCGTTTTGATGTTGCCAAGATAAAGTTGAGAAGAGCAATCGAAAGAATTATCATGCATATAAAATCTCCCAAATAGCTCCATTGATTCTTCACAGAATTGAGAAAGTTTCTCTGCATTCTCATAAATGCTAAAGGCATTCTTTCCTTCAACACCTTCCAAGCGTGTCCTTGCCCCTTCCAAGCGTTCCCTTGCTTGGCTCATCTTCTCTTCTCTGATAGTTTCAAAGGTAGAATCAGGGCGATTCTCTACGCTAAAGACTTTAGCAAAGCTCGGAATTGCTCTTCGGGTACAGGAGATGTGTCGAGATGTCGAGTTGCTATATCCCCTTTCCGTGATGAGGTAAAAGCCTTCGGTGATCCTTCGAGCAATGGGGAAGTGTGACCCGTAAGAATAGATCGTATCTCCCTCAAAGTAGAAGTTGGAGCCTTTGCCTGATGCTTTGTTTCCGCTTGCCCAGAGGTGTGCTACTTGTTGGTTATTCATGTTTTTGGTTGTTTTTTTGTTGTTTACTTACTACTGATTATTCCATATTAATAATTAGAAGCGTGATGCTTAAAAGGATGTATATTGCGAAGATGTTGAACATATTAGAAAATTATTTGCGGCAAGGTCGTTTTGCTCCCATGTAAACGTGTATCGTTCCCTTTATTCTTTCTCCGATAATCTGACCTTTTGCATTGAGAAGTGTCTTGAACTTCTTTGAGTTTATGAATTGATCTTTGTCTGTTGTTGTCATGTTTTTTGTTGGTTGGTTGGTTTGTTGTCTCTCGACACTCAAAAGATATCAAATCCACTCCCGATTCCAAGCAATCATTGAAAAATAAAGAAAATAAATTCTGTCACGAAAAACTTAAAAGCTTGACCTTTTCTCTGTAGATGATACAAGCTCCATCTGTCACACAATTGTTACACCTCATTTCACGATGCCTTCACCATTAGCAGTAGACAGAGATCAAGTCAGAGCAACCTACCTTGCAACAGGCTGTCTTACAGAGACAGGAAGGCTTCATGGCATCAAACCAGCGACTATCAGGCAATGGGCAAAACGTGATGAATGGCCCACATCAACGAACGCTCAAAAGCTTGTCACGAAATCAAAGGAGATACTGGAGGTTAAAAGAGAGAATGGTCACAGAGATGCTGTCACGATCTGTCACGCCTCCGATGCTTTGTCGGTTTCTCTTGAAGAGAATAAGAAGAGTTTTCACACGTCAATGGCACAAGGTCTTACAAAAGCGGCTAATGCCTTACAAGACATGGACTCTCTCTCTGCATTGGACAACTCTCGCAAGATGGTAGACCTCGCAACAGCTGGTAAGACAATCTTTGGGATAGGTAGCGACAGCGACAAACCCACGTTGTCGTTGAACGTCTTGCAAATGGGGATAGATGCGCTTGCTGGTTTTCCTCGTGCGATGACTCAGGATGTCATACAAGAGGCAGTGTAAGACAGGGCGAGTATTTGTAAGACAAGTGCTGTATAATAGCTTGTAAGACAGTGTGCTCGCTTGCGATAGAATGTAAGACACGGAATCTGGTAAGAGATAGCAATAGAATGTAAGACATCGACTGCAAAGAAAAAGGGAGGATTGCTCCTCCCCTTGTCTTACTTTGTTTTATACGTCCATCGCTTCATGAAGCTTAGTCATCGCTTCTGAAAGGTCGTCGTAAAGATCAACGACCTTGGAATAGTTCTTTGTCTTACCTCCCATTTCATTGCCTATGAAAGCGGCCTTATCTAGGGCCTGTGCGATTGCGTTCTCTAACAGTATGTATTCCTTCTGTATGTCTAGTGTCATTGCCATGTTTTGGTTTTGTAAGACGTTATTGCCTTACACGACAAGCCTATCAATTCACCAACCTATTACCAGAACTAAATGTCTTGCAGACTATGACTCATCATGTCTTACAACCGCCAATCGTTTAAGGAATCCCTTATTTTGAGGACAACGAGTGACGGGCACCCCTCTTGTCTTACGTTTTTGCGGTGACGATTTTCCGTAAAAACCTCCCCACAATTTTTTACCAAAATCCCAGCGTTACAAAAGCGGAGAATATCCCCCTAATCTCCGCATCATTTGCGTCTCTTTTGCGAGGCCGTGCTTTGTTCCTTCCAATGAGCTTTCCCGTAGATAGTCTGGTTCGCTATGCTCTCAGGTAGTGATTGCACGTGTAGTTTTATCCTCAATGAGTTGTCGGGAGAGAGCGTTTTAATTAGATGAGAGAATTCTTCCCCGTTAGAGGCGAGGTGTTTTGCTTGAGATAGCGTGTTTAGTTGGAGTTCGTCGTATGATTTCATGGATAGATTGTATGATTATTAGGTTATAATAGAAAGAATAGAATGAATTATTAGGTTATAATCTATTATAGAGAGATAGATTATGAATATAAGAAGCCCACAGAGCGAAACTGGGTGCTTCTGCACTCCCTCGGCTTCAAGTATGACCTATAGAGCCTTATCTGCTGGGTGGATTGGAGTGAGAGGGAAGGATCTGGGCGTTACCATGATACTTCCTCAAATTAAGATCTGGCGGCAATTCCAGATCTCTTGACCTTCGCCTGTGGCTCGACACGATCTCGATTTCCAGAGGGTACACCAGATGATGTTTTCCACCATCTGCTAGAAATATATGATTGACTTGGAATGGTGTCAAGAATACTTTCTTCTCATACCTCTCTCTGGCTGTTAAAGCAGGGTTGATCGCCTGTAGGTCTGGGAATACTCGGACGTAGAAGGCTTCACGCCTCGTTCCGAAATCCTAGCGACATGAACCTACTGGCCTTAAAATCCTGCGTAAAAAAGAGGCGACCCAGAAACTACCTTCTGGGTCGGAACCTTCACTTTCACAGGGGGTAGACCCTCAAGCGCAGGCGACAAATCAATCTATCGCTGAATCTTCCCCAGAAAGCAAGTCTCTTTCAATTCATCCTCCGACCAGTTTTGGGATTTATCCTTTTGAGAAGGACGCATTTGTTAAAACCTATCCCTTTAAAAAAGACACCCTATCGGGATCATTATTTTTAGCTCACAGAGAGGGGAGTCTTTTGCTACACGCCTAACGGCACATTTTTTAACTAGGGTGAATTAGTCGCAATTGTTTAGATGTAGGGCGTGGAATCCCCCTATGGGGTCATTTGGCTACATCCATCTAATCAAAGCGGTCTTAGCAAAAGAATAAAAAAGAATAAAAAAGAATAAATGGACGCTATCAAAATGCGCATAGTGCTTACCCTCAATTACTTGTGTATTCTTTAACTCTAAACAACCCATGAAACTGAACGAGGCAAAAGTGGCGAGTTCGTGAGCAAAACAGGTCGATTGAGCTTACCGCTTGCTTTTGCTTCCCACGCACTTCCATTTCTTTCTACTGAGGCTATTGGGGGAGTTAGGATCTTTTCTCCAGTCCCCTTTAATGGCATTAGATCGGGCGCAGTAGGCATCTCCCTTTTTAGTGCTGGGGCGGATACGATCTCCTCCATCTTTGGCCTTTCCTGCCTGTCCGTACTTGACAGTCTTGGTTCTGCCTGTGGCTGGGTTCTTTACTACTTTCTTGAATCGTTTTTCCATATTGAGACAAATCCTATTCACTTGTGTGTAAGTGTCAAGGAATTGTAATGCCTTTACAATACATTGCAGATAGTGCAAATAAATGTGCATGAAGATCCTTCCTAATGGCATTGCTGTAATTGATGGAGACTCCCATATTTCAATGTGGGTAGAGGAGTCTGGCAGACTTGACCACGACCAGAATTCCCTACCTCTCATCCTAGATCACATCAAGGAGGGGGATGTAGTTATTGATGCTGGAGCATTTATTGGCGATCACACGATTGCTTATACCAAGGCCGTTGGAACAAAGGGGGTTGTTATTGCCTTTGAGCCTAATCCTACGGCTTTTCAATGTTTGGTGCACAATTGTCCTAGCGTTCATGCTTTTAACTATGGTCTAAGCAGTGAAGCAGGAAGCTCTTTCTTGCAGATCAACGATAACGTGGGGGCTAGTTCTCTGGGGAAATCGGGGGAGGCTGTAAAGTTGATGCGTTTGGATGAGCTAAATCTGGATAGGTTAGACTTCATTAAGTTGGATGTGGAGGGTTATGAGGTAGAAGCTTTAAAGGGTGGAATTAATTTGATTGATAAATTCCGACCTAAGATGTGGATTGAGGTGAATAGTTATGCCTTGGGTAAACAGGGGAGTAGTGCAGTTGATTTATTGAATGCGGTTATTGCTATGGGGTATAAATTTAGTGCCTATCCAGAGCAAGGAGGAGATCAATACGACATTCTTTGCCTTCCGCTATGATTTGCGATATATTCATCAGATCTTATCGGGATGACTTCCAATGGTTGAAGTATTGCTTGAGGAGTTGTGATAAGTTCTTGAGTGGGTTTGGTACAATCCACGTTGCTATTCCTGCCTCTGATATGGGGGTATACAAGCATCATGGGAGTGAGGTGGTGCATCTGGTGGAGAACTGGGATGATGACTATCTTGGTCAGCAGAATACGAAGCTTCACGCAGATCAATACACTCATGGGGATTTCATCCTTCATGTGGATTCTGATTGCATCTTCACCTCCCCTACTACTCCCGACGACTTCATGGTTGGCGGAAGGGCTGTTATATTGCACGAGGATGGCGTAGAAACCCCTTGGCCTCCGATTGTCGAGAGAACCATAGGGTTCCACATGGAAAGCGAGTATATGAGGCGGCTACCAATTATCTACCCCAAGTGGATTTATGGAGGGTTTAGGGAGTTTATAAAGAAAATGCATGGGATGGAACTTAAGGAATGGATTAAGATCCAGCCTTATAGGGAGTTTAGCGAGTTTAACTGCCTTGGTGCATGGGCGTGGAAGTATGCTCACGATGGAGTGGAGTGGAGATTCCCCCATGAGATGCCTACTAAGGCTAAACAGTTCTGGAGTTGGGGAGGAATTGATGGTTGCGTGGAAGAAATGGAGAAGATCCTTGCGGAGTAATTGATGAGGAAATAATTAAGAGCAATGCACGTTGAACAATATCCAGACGAAGACCCAGAACTTGCTAGGATAGATGCCATTCTTGACCAAGCTAGGGCTATACTAGCAGAGCATTTTGAGATTGGTGTGGTATTACTTTCTAATTTAAATGATGATGGCATTACTAGCTATCACTCCACGCAATTTGGGAACAAATTCGCTTTGAATGGCATGATTGATGCCTATCGTGATGGAATGTTTGATTGTGAAGGTGATGAGGATTAGCGTTGACTTAATTTCTTGTATTAAGTAGGACTATATCACTCATGGCTACCCTCACTTTTGCAGATGCTAAAACACTTTTAGCTCCATACATCACTTCTCAGGGTGCAAGTGATCCTATTGTAGCTTCTGCAATCAACGATGTGAATGAGAGGTTTATCACATCTGGTCAATGGAGGGGCAATCGGTTCATTATGAACTTTGCAGTCACTCAGGACAGCGGAGGAAACTATGTATTTGATACTGTTGCAGGAGTGGAGAGCGTATTGAAGGTGATCGCCCTTAATCCAGACAACTCATCTGGTCAGACTGCCGACATTATGAGTGATTGGTTCCCTTGGGTTGAGGGTGGCCTTGGTTGGTTGCCAGCAAACTACGCTGGGGATACTCAGATTCTTAGGCAAGGCCCAGTTAGGTCTTACCCTCTCCCTTCTGGTGATGGTGCTGGCAACTTTACTGTGGATACTCAGCGTTATCGGGTGATTGGGAATGTTCCCGAAACCAGAACTATGTATTGTATTGTTCGCCGTGGGTATGTTCCTCTTGTGAATGCAACGGATAGGCTGGTTCCTTCCAATAGGAATGCGTACAGGTATGGCGTACAGGCTTGGAACTTTGATAATATCAACGAGCTAGAACGCGCTAAGACCTATTGGGAGCTTGCTTATCAATGCCTTAACGATGAAACCGCTAGCTTTGAGGATGGCGAACAGGCTTCCGTTGACATCCAAACCAAGGCATTCGCTCCATCACTAATCCGCAACCTAATCTAATGGCACTTAAGCAGAAAATTGAAAATGGGTTAGTCTATCAGTTGAATCCATTTGCTGGCACTTGGAAGAAAATCGGCAAGGCTCCAGAACGTTATTCTAAAAAGGAATTTGAGGGAAAGGTATTTGAGGGCACTGGAAAAGACCTTCCAATTAATGTTTCCCCAGAAAGAAAGATTGTTGGACAGGTTTACTTACCAGAAATATCTACTATTGCAGACTCCGTTGGATCTGCCGTAGGTGGGGCAATAATGAAAGGAGGAAAGGTAGTTTCTGACGCAATCATTAATGCTGGTCAAAGGGCAACTGCACCAGCTTTTAGGGCTGGAGAGCAAGCCGCCAGCAATGTAAACACATCGGTAACCCCAGATCAACCAAGCCCTTATGGAGAAATAACTGCGCCAAAGGGTGGAGTTAATTACTATGCCCGTGCATTTGCGGCTAATGCCTACAAAGCTGGACAAGATTTAGTTAATGGGGATGTTGCACCACAACCGCTTCCAAGCTCTCCACAACCAATGCCACAAGTTGATAGTAGCCCATCTTTAGGGGAAATGAAGAATCAAATGCAGACACGAGCCAATGACACATCTCGTGTCTTGTATGAGGGTAGGCTTGCTAATGATAATGCTAATTATCTGAAGTCCAAGTTTCAGCAGGAGCAAGCGGAACTAGAGGCAATGCACCAGAAAAATGTGGCTAGTGAGCTTGAGTATAACCGCCAAAAGAACGCATTCCCTTGGGAATCTAAATCATCTGGGATTGTTGTAGATAAGCCCCAGCCGCCTATGTCCACAAAAAACTTCAAGGGTCTTTCTTTGGATAAGCAGATTGCAAGGGCTGGAATCCCCTTATCTCCAGCACAGAATGCCGCCGCCGAAGCATCTGGAAGGGCAAAAATTGAAGCTGAGTTCCCAACATCAGCAACTCCTACTGCCCCTGCTATGACGCAGGATAAGATTTCATCTCAACCAGCAAGTAGAACTAAGTACGATTATGCTGAATTTGAGAGGAGGAAGGCAATGGCCCAGTCTGGAAAAGGCAGAATTGTTAATGAAGACGATATTGACCAACCTATAATGTAATATGGACAATCAATATAATCAATATTTCAAATCATTGCTTGGCAAAAAAAACCAAGAATTTGCAACTCCAAAAATTGGTCAAACTCCTCAATTGCAAAACTACTTTGCATCTGAAAATGTGCTAGGGAATCCTGACGCTCAAAATTCTGCACAACGAGCCGATGGTGGGGCAAATAACCTAAGAGAAGCTTATGAAGCCCTGTATAGAGATCCAGTAACACTGGAAGCCATTAAAAAGAATCAAGAAGCGAAAATGTTTGAATCGGAGCAAGCGGAGAAAAAATACCCACCTAACTATAGAGTATTTGCTGGAAGTTTCTATGAAACAGATAATCAAGGCCGACTTAAAACTGAAATGTATGATATTGCCCAAAAAATGAATAGTGGTCAACTTTTGGGTTTTGCTCCAATGGGCGGTAGTGGAATAAATAATTCTAGAGGAAGACAAAGTGTTCAGTATCCACAGACAAACACATCAAATGTTGCTAAATACGGTGAAACACCCAGAACGGCCACAGAGTTTGAAACTCACTTAGCTAGAATTCGTGGAACACAACCCGGAGTGGAAACTTTTGGCAATTCACAAGATCGTGCAAGGTTTGAGTCACAGGCATACAAGGCCAAAGCAATGGCAGAGGCTCAAGCCGAAAAAAATGCAAAAGATCAAGAGTAACATTTGAGAGGAATAATTATGGCTAATAGAACAACAAATCAAATGAGTCCATACGCTCAAGCATTCATTAAAACACAACAAGAGGATTACTATGTAGATCCAAGTATTCAAGCGGCTAGAGACGAAAGGGCTTCCATTGAAAATAGGATGAATGAACTTATCACCAAGGGTGGGGTTGGGCCAGATACGGCACTTGCTATGGCTAAAGACTTAAACTCTATTGAAAAGAAAACCTATCTTGCTCAAGTTCAAGAGCAAAGGCTTGCCTTGCGTGACCAGAACTACAAAGCAGACGTTCATCTAAAAACTTTGGGACAGCAGGAAGATTATCAGACAGCTTTAGAGGATCTGAATAATATTGATGCTCAAAATGTTAAGGCAAAAGAGCAATATGCACTATGGCAAGCCAAGCACTTAAATACGCTAAACGGCCCGAATAAAACTTTGTCTTCAAACCTTCAGATGGCGGCAAAACAATTTAACGAAAATGCAGATGCATATTCTGAGGGCGTTTCAGCTTATCTTGCTAGATATGAACTTGGAGGAGTTCCATCAGAAGCCGTTGATAAAGAAACTGGACGAGTTAATTTTGCAAAGATTGATGAGATTGGATACCCAACATTTGAAGCAAATAAGCGTAAGAGGGATGAGGAGCAACGTGCCATTAAGGTTGCAGATGCAACTGCCCTTGCTGATGTTCAGCTTAAAGAACAACTCAAATTGGACAAAGAGAGAGAAGACATTAGGATTGAGCGCGAAAAACGTGCGGCTGAATCTCCAGAGGGACAGGCAAAACTTTCAAGGCAGAGATTGACAGACTTACAGGCAGTAGAAAAACTCACCAAGGGAATTCCTATTAGGTTGGTTCAGAGCAATCAAGAGATTACAGAGGGAACGGAAAAATACTATTCTGCCAAGCAGGATAAGAGTGGGAAGTATGTCAAAGATCCAGAGGGTGAGTTTAGGGTTTATGAGAACCGAAAAGACAAAAAGAATCCATTTGTCGCCATCCCTAAATCGGATCTTAACGAGGCCATCAAATTAATTCCATCAACATCCTTGCCCACTGCAAAAACTAAAGCTACAACTCCTACTCAACAAACCCCTGTTCGCAAATATAATGTAGAAACAGGAACTTTAGAGTAAAAGGAGACAAATGCCAACACTTGTAGATGTTCCCGACTTGGGAAGAATTGAATTTCCAGATGGAATGAATGACGATGATATTGCGTCATCTATTAAAAATCTTTTATCAAAACAACAAGGGGGTGAACAAAATGAAGTCAGCAAACAAAGTCAGCCAGAAGCCAACACGGATAGCAATGAACAACGCCAAGCCAACGAACAAGTCCAACCTTCCAATGAAGCAGGGCTACAGCCCAGCGAAGTGCAGTTGCGACAGTCTCAGGGGCAAGAACAGCGTGTCGGGAACATCGACCCCAATCTAAGCTCTAATGTATCGGAAATAGGAGGTGAGAATATTGCAAAAGAAAGCCAACAAGCCACAGAAGGAAGTCAAAGGAAAGAAGATGGGCAAGGGTTACGAGGCCAAGTCCCTTCGGGGAACGAAACGCAAGTAAGTGACGAAACAGGGACAAGCGTTCCATCCGCTGTCTCTAAGGTCATTGGTGGAATTACATCCCCCCTTGGCTATATTGGTGAAGGAACTTGGAATGCCATTGCAGGAATTCAAAGAACGCTAGGATTTGACAAAGCGGCAGAGGATTCTGCGTTTATCGCAAGCCAATCTGTTGAAGATTGGGCTAACACCTTTGGCGGAACTCCAGTAGAAAAAGGTGGGGCTGGAGAAAAGGCGGCAAAGATTGCTGGGGCATTGATTGAGTTGCCAGCATTAGTAGGAGGATCTTTGATTGAAGGCGCAGTTGGTGGTGCATTAGCCACCGCTGGATTTGGGGCATTAATTGCCAAGGGATACGGAGAATCCAAAGAGGGATTATTCAATAAGTATTTAGAGGAAGGGCTTAATGAGGAGGAGGCAAATAAGAAAAGTACCACTCATGCCGCCGTTACAACAATGGCAGTTCTCCCTGCTTATTACCTTGGCGGAAGGGTGGCTGGTTTAGCCGCAGATGCATTTATTGCTGAATCAGCTTCTAAGCTGGTAGAAACTGCATCTAGGATTGGATTAAATGCCACAGCAAATGGAGTGGCTAGTGCCGCAAGCAGGGGTTTTGCCGCAGGGCTTGAGGGCGAGAATATATTGGATGCCATAAAAGATGTTTCCCTAGAAGGCTCTATCCAAGATGTGTTTTTTGCTCTTCATGCACAGGCTGTTCATGTAAAGGAGATGGAGAGGCAAGGTAGGGTTAAAGAGGCTCTATCTGAATTGAGTGATCCGTTGCTAGAGGAATATGCAAAAGCCAACCCCAGATCACAGGCATTGGTGGATGAGGAAAAGGCAAAGAGAGAAGTTGATAGGCTTCAAAAAGAATCCGAAGCTGTCGATCTTCCAGAGACGGCAAGCATTTTGGAAGAGGCAATTCAGCCAACAACCAGATTTTCTAGTGAGAAAAAACTGACTGAAACGGCAACCGAAAGGCTTAATGAACTTAAAGCCAAGCCAGCAGAAGAACTTACGACAGAAGAGGCAACTGAGTTGGACTTCCTACGCAGGGTTCCTTCCACAGAAGAGTTGGCTACTGGATATGGAGTGAGCGTTAGGAAGCCCACATATTCTTCAGAGGAAATCATTCAGTCCAAGATTGATGATGCCGCTACAGAACTGGAGTCTCTTTCTGCTAAAGAAACCTTAAACCAGAGAGAAGCAAAGCGTAAGACTAGGTTGGAGAATGAGATCCAGAAAAATCAAGAGCTTCTTGATACTGGTAAAACTTTAGAAGCAGAAACAGCTAGAAGGGAAGCCGCTAAAAACAAAACTCAGGAATTAGAAAATCCTGTTGAACCAACAAAACAAAATGAAGAGCAAATCCAAGAAACAAGTGGGGTATCTACTGAGCAAGGTAAGCCCATTATCGAAACAACAACAGTCAAAGCTGAAGAAGGAACTCCACAGCGGAAAGGTGAAGGTCAAGAAGAAGTAGTTACTACAGAGCCAACTGCTCCTAAAGAAGTCAATTCATTTGCAGAGGCAACTACTACCGAAGAGGTAGATGCATTTCTTAACAAGAATCTTGAGGACGCTAAGATGATCCAAGAAACCAAAGTAAGAAATAAGTTTGTAAATGATGCTCGTAAGGAGGCAATTGCTAGAAACAAACAAATAACAGTAGAGGTAAAACAAAAGCCTGTTGTAGTTACGTCTTTAGACAACGGCAAGCCAAGGGCTACCCCCAAGAAGGAGAAGCCCCTACCTAAGAAGCCTAAAGGCAATAGGTTGCTAGCGGCGGCGTATAAACGACCAAGTGATGGTGAAACTTTCTATGGAGCCAACCACAAAGAGGCATTGCTTGCATCTGGTATGTCTTGGAAGGATGTTCAATCCAAGTATGGCAACCCTAGTCAAAGGGAATCACCTGAGTTTGGCTATAAAACCAACTCGTATGACTTTGTGACTCGCAGGGAGGCAGAACAAGTGGGTAGAGCAAGCCAGCAAGTTGATGTGGCTGGACTAGAGGCCGACAAACAACTTGGATTGGATCTACACAGCAATCGCATTGCCCTTGATGAGTTCCCTGCATTCAAATCTCCAGAGTTTTCTATGGGTGCGGCTCGACCATCAGAGTTTTCAGATAAAAAGGAATTTGAGGCAACTTTAGTTAAGGGAACACAAGCCCATGAGTCCATTAAGGGAGAGGTTTCCTTTGATAAGTGGAAGTCGGCATTCCTTAGTGGCCTTAAAAAAGGTGGTCAGTATACGGAAAGTCAACTTAAGAGCATCTTTCAAGAGTCGGAAGGGCTGAATGCCTATGCCAAGAGCTTTGGAAGGAATCCAGAAGAGATAATTGATTTCCCAGAACTTTGGTCTGGAAAGAGTGCAACTGAGATTAAAAACCTATCTGAGAACAAGCGTGATGAAAATATTGAGGCGACAAATGATAAAATTGACAATCTAAGACAGGAGTTGGGTTATGACCCAATAATGAAGAAAGAGGCTGAAAAGTGGGGAGACACTTGGAAAGAGGCCATGTTGCAAATTAATTCTGATACTGGAAGAATTACATCTTTGATAAAACAGATTGAAGTTCGTCCTCGTGCCTTAACCCCTGTGGAAACGGTAATTTTACGATATGCAACACTAGATGCTCTGCACACGCTGGACATAGAAACAAGAAACCTTGCATCCGCAACAAACAAGATTGATAAAAATAAATATGCCGCAAGTTATGACGAGGCTAACTTAAATCTTGATAAATTGCTAGAGATTGAATATAGGACGGCATCTGCCTCTGGATCATCCTTGAACGCTAGAAAGCTTATTAACGATTCTCAAATTAATGAGTCATCTATGATTCGTCAGATGAAAGCCGCCAAAAGGTATTTCCAGAAAGTGGAAGGCATGACCAAGGATCAATTAAATGAACCTTTATCCCCAGAAGAGTCACGAAAAATCCGTGAGCGTAGCAGGGCATTGGTTGAGGCACTAAAGGTAAGTGATGAGGCAGTAAAGGAAGCCAAGTCCATAGTTGACGAGAAATCCATCTCTGATTTCCTTGAATCCGCTAAGAAGGATCGTCAGGCTGGTGAAGTAATTACTGACCTATCCGTGGATGAACAGATCAGCCAATACACAATGGAGATTGAAACGGCAGATACAGACTCCATGAATAGGGGCGTAGCGATACGAGGATTGGCTAGGGCCGTCTCCGAGAAGCTAAACACTACGGATGTAGCCAAAGTGTCGAAAGCGGTGCATGACAGGATCGTGGACATAATGGGGAAAGAATGGACTGAGAACAACACAAAGGATGCTCTAGCTGGTAATGGCATCTTTGGTCAGCACACAGAAAGTGGAGCTAAAGGGTCTTTGAGAAATGCCGAAAAAAATAGGGATAGGTTTGAGAAAGAACTAGCAACGGCAATGAAAGCCAAAACGCTCAAGGAGAGGAATCTTAAACTTGCGAAACTACTTGAACGCAATAGGGTTGATGTGAAACATTTAGAACCTCAGATTGAGGATCAGATTGAACCCATGATGACCATAATATCTAAACTTATAGGGGAACTAAAAAATAATGAGTTGCGTCCGTGCGAGTAAAGAGGCTCAAGAGGCTTTAAGTGACCTAGAGCAGATCCAAAAGGATCTGAAGGAGGGAAAATCTGATGTGGGGAGAAATCTATCTTCTCTTATGAGGGCTATTCGTTTGGCTGAAGCTCACGAGGTTGAAAAGCTTACTGTGTTGCAGGACAAGGAACTTGCACGAAAAGGACGCAAAGAATTTGATCGTGATAAAGTAACAAACAAGAATATCAAACTAGCCAAGGCTAATCTTAAATCTATTGAAAGTCGGAAGAATGCCATAGAAGCAGTTAAGACCCTGCATGATGAGGCTAAAAAGGAAGATGCCGTAAAAAGGCAGATTGCCCAAGTTGAAAAAGAGATAGCTGGTGAATTAAAAAAGCCCAACAAGACACCTACTGTTGAAACCAAACAACTCAATGACTTGCGAGTCAAACTAGGTGAACTTAGATCCCAGTTAAGGGAATCCCCACAGAAGATTCAGCAATTGCAGGATAGCGCAATTAAAGCCCATTTAGCAAGAATAGATAGGATGTCTTCTGATCTTCAACGCCGAATTAATGAAAAAGATTTTGCTCCGAAGAAGGTGTCTCGCAATAAGGTTCTAACTCCAGAGGTTAAAGAAAAGCTACAAAGGTTTGACAGGCTCAAGCGTGAGTGGGAAAGAGATAAAAGGAAGGCCGAGCGTGAGGGGATGACTCCATTCCAAAGGGGATTGGAAACCATCACGCAGATTAAAAGGTTTTCAATTTTGTCTGGAGTTAAGTCTATCTTTAAACTGGCGGCGGCAAGTGCTGAAATTGCATTGGTTCGACCAATAACAGAGGGTGCTGGATACGCATTACGGAATATACCAATTATTGATCGTATTGCTGACCTAGCTCCAATTGAAGGAGGGAGGGCATCTGAATTTGCTGGAGATGTGGAAAATTACTACAAGGGCATATTCTCTGGAGTAAAAGAAATGAAAGACATTATCTATGGCAAGGGATCAACGCTTGATATTAAATTTGGAAAGGATGCCGATATTCCAGACAATATGATTCTTGGATTCTTTGGTAGAGTTCACGAAGCAGTAAAGAACCCTACAAGGGTTGCTAACTATAACCTTGCTTTTGAGCGTTATTTAAATTGGGCTGAACGAAATGGTGAAAACCCAAAGAGTGAAGATGTGGTTAATAGTGCTGACATTGAAGCTTTTAAGTATGCGAATGATTCTATTTTTAAAGCAGACAATGCGCTTATTGATATGTATCAAAATGCAATTAGAACTGCCAAAAAGAAGGGTGGATGGGGAACCACACTTGCATTTGCGGCAGAGCAAACTCTTCCCATTGTTAAGATTCCAACCAACATTGTTAGGCAGATTTTTGAGTATCAGTTTGGAACTGTGCAGGGTGGTTTAAAAATAATGAAGGCAGTTGAAAAGGGTATAGACAATCTTAGCCCCCAAGAGGCTGACATTATCATGCGCCAATTAAAAAGAGGTTCTGTTGGAATGCTCATGTTTGGGATTGGTGCGCTTTGTGCTGATGACATTGGAGGAATCTACATTAAAGATGAAGACAAGGGAGATAATGAATATGGATCTGCTTTTGGAATTCCAAGATTCTTGTTGGAAAATCCAGCATTTGCCTGTTTGCAGATTGGGGCTACTGCATCTAGGTATTGGAAAAATCGAATACCAGACGCAGAGACGATACCAGAGATGGGCATGACCATAGCCACAGGACTAGCATTAACTCAGCTTGGTGTTATTGAAGAAGCCCCCTTTGTTAAAGCTATGGGATCTTTGCCGAAGGTTGCAGAGTCTGGAGAACGACTTCCGATTACCCTTGCTGAGATTTATGCAAGACCATACATTCCAAACATTATTCAACATTTTGCCAATATGTCTGATCTTGAAGAACCTATTGATTGGAAAAGTTGGACAAACATTGCAAGCTCAGTAGTCGCTCCAAAGGCAACTCCTCGTGCGCCAGAAACAGTCTGGCAAGCCCTTGAATTGTCAGTTCCAGCATTAGGTCAACCAGAAGAATATAGCAGAAAAGGAGTACCAGAAAAATAATGGCAAATATAACCAGACCGACATTCCCAGATCCACCGCTTGAGGTGGGTATAGCCCAGTATCCCACTCCTTTAGTACCAGACTATTTCACGAGGCAGGGGCATATCATCCTTGTCGAGAAAGTCAGTATTGAGAAGGGCAATTATAATCCACAACCCTTAGACGGCTCTGTAATTTACAACAAAAGAGATGCCAATGATTGGCCCTCTAACTTGTATCTGGTATTTCAGCAGACAGAGCCAACTGGAAAGTTTGTCTATAACTACTGGGCAAATGATCGCACCCTAGCAAGCCAAGATCCTTGGAACTATGGAATTGATTACAACTTGGATGATCCAGATTATCCAGTTTATACACGAGCCTATATTGTTCCTCGCTCTCAGTATGCTCCTGTAGCCCTTGGGGTGGCTGACCCTGTATTTGGCGGCACAACAAAAATTACCAAACAATCAATGGCAGAACTAGGAGATGATAATCCCCTGCGCTCTCGTTACGTTTTAGTCCAAAGGATTTACGAAAAATTGCCAAGTGGAACAATTCAAGGACAGGCTGTTAATCAATATGGGTCGATCAATACTACGATTAAACAGATAGTATTGCCATCTGCTACTGCATCATCCGCACAAACTCAAGGTCAGATCGGTGGAATTAACCAGTTCTTGATTTCTGATTCAATCAATCCAGTAAGTGCCGCCAAGTCTGAAAAGCAGAAGGTTGTCATGTCTCAACCCCCAGACGTAATAACTTATGAGATTACACACGATCTAGCGGTAGTTAAGACCACAACGAGCATGATTTTGAGAGAGAATTTATCACCTCCAGCGGTTCCGTCTGGGGCTATTTTAGATGTTGCCGATGCAGACATCGGGTATCCTTGGATTAGGAGATCAACTAAAAGTCTTGCAGTTGATGGTGGCGGTAACCCTATTTTGCCCCCATCTCGCACAGAGTTTAAAACAATTAACTACGAATTTCCGGGAATTATCTATACTTGGCAAGCTAGGCAAGGTGTTGTGCAGGACGATGTTATTACCAATCCCAGTGTCAATCTATCATTCTTTAATAACAGATACCCAATATCTCTAACTGTATCAGCAAGGCACGTTATTACCTATCATGTAGGGCCACAGGATCTTTCAGACCTTCCGTTTTTTAGTGTTGTTACGCAACCTTGGGCGATGAAATTCTTTAATATTCCATCAAGAATGATTCACCCCCCAGCCCCAGTTACCCTTAGAGGACAGTCTATTGTGAATAATGGGACAGACATTTTAATTAGCGGAGGGCAAGGTAGCACTCCATCGAATTATACTGTAGGACAGCAGATTCTCATTGGCGGCGATTGCGAACTATGGCAGGGTAATATTTACATGAAGCAATTAATTTACGTTACGGAACCAACACCATCACAATAATATGCCAGCACCAAACGATCTAGTTTTAGTCACAATTACCGCCGCAACTGGAAATGAAACTGTTTCATTTAAACCATCTGCTTTCTTGGCGTGTACAGTTACTAAATCCATTACGGTAAGTGAAGTCGTTAAATATGGCATTGCAATACGAATGAATGGTCAAACAATAGAATTGCCAAATCCATTGGTTTACGGAGGAACAATAGGATCTGCTGGAACGCCCATTGTTACATTGGGTACAGGGGCTTATTACCCATCTCTAACATTGGCAGAGGCAAGTGCTGGGGTTGCCGCAGTTTATGCCGCAGTAAATGCTTATTACACTGCAATAAATTCGTAATATGTACGAACTGAAAGCACCACTCAAAACACAGCTTTACCAAGTCTACGATTTTGGAACTGTTAATTTTACCTATCCGTCAGCATTGTCTAGCAATCGTATTGATGAGATTGTCATTTCCAATAATCTTGATACCGATACTAATAACATTAGTTTTGTATCTAGGTATAAAACTTGGCTTGCGTTTACAGATATACAAGATTATAAAGTAAAACTATATAACATTATTTTAATTCATTACGATAGAGTGAATCAAATTGCTTATACCAAATCTGATAGATTGAGGATTGTTCCATACGACCTGTAAATGAAGCCAAATGTTCCAGCACAAAGCTTTACTCAAGCTTCTTTTAATGTGCAGTCTGACATTTCTATGGTTGGTGGTAGATTACTAAGGAGTTCTACGCCAAGCGGAAGCACAGGTGACGGAGGCGGAGGCGGAGGGATTGAGCTTAAAACTTATACTTTGTCAATATGCGTGGATGGAATTGAAAAGAATATTGATGTGTATGTTTCTGGCAATCCTTATTAATTATGCCGAGCAAAATAAAATCATGTGATTATGGTTGCGGATCTCCAGATACAAATCTTGCAGATGGTAGCACAAGACAATTAACTGGATGTGATTTTGGTTATTCTTATAGCTACAATCAAGACATAGGAATATGTGGGCAAACATTAGGGGTAACACTAAAAAATTCATCTACCAAAGCTATTAAAATAATAATTACAGGCGTGGTTGATGATGATGTGTCATTTAATAATGTTGTTTATGAAGATGGGCTGTATTGCTTTTTTGCTCCCGATTGCGCTTGGGGACAATTTATATGCAACTTCACAAACGGGGCGCATAGTTTTAATTTTCAGAAAACTCTTGCCGCTTCTGAATCTATTTTAATAAAGGGAATTGACAATGGTTTTGGGGGATATATTTCTTGCAATATTACATTTTCTGCTGTTTAGACAATAATCTGTTATGCCGTCAGGAAAGCCACTTTATAATTTAGATGGATCTGAAAATCCAGAGGTAGCAAATATATTTAAAAAAATAAGATCTCTTAATGATGATGTTGGAAAATGGGCAAGATCTAATTTTAATACTACTAGTAAAGATGAGTTGGATGATAGATTAAAAATTTGTCATCAATGCGAGTTCTGGAATCCCAAAGGATTTGGCGGTACTGGTAGTTGCCAAAAGTGCGGTTGCTCCACTCAGGCCAAGCTCCGAATGTCTACATCAAAATGCCCTATTGACAAATGGGGGCAAGTTAATGTAAGACAAGAGGACTGAAATGATTGTTGCCATCTCTTACCACGATGGGGATCTTCCCCTTATGCGCCGTTGGGCTGACCATGTTTGCAAGCTTGGTCTGTACGAAACCCACAAGCTGGTCTTAGTCCCTATTAGGGGATCAAGTCTGGATCAAGTCATCGAACCTTTAAAAGCTTGCTTTGGGGAAGTGATGATTGAGCCTTGCGATCATGCTCATGGCGGATGGCCTCAGTCCTGCAATATGGCTTTTGAGTCAGTAGCTTGGTTGGCATCCACAACCCTAAAACGACCCTTTCTTTGGATGGAGCCAGATGCCATTCCGCTTAAGTCATCTTGGGTTGACGATATTGAGAATGCCTACAATGAAGCTAGGAAGCCCTTTATGGGGGCTTTAGTAGAGATCGCTGGCATTATGCCCAATGGCGTAAATCACATGAGTGGAGTTGGCGTATATCATTGGGATCTACATCGCCTAGCTCCATCTATCTTCAACAACGAAAAGACGGCTTGGGATATTGCTAGTGCGTCCAACGTGATCCACCAGATGCACGATACTAAGCTCATCCAGCATGATTGGGTTCCCACCGCTAAATGGCGGAGGGATGTAGTGACTCCAGATCTAGTCAATCCACTTGCTGTAATATACCATCCAGATAAATTGGGCGTGTTAATGTTTGATGGCGTAATTCCGAATGGTACGCAGGGAGATCCTGCGGCTGGTGCTGTGCTGGTTACACAGAATCCACATGAAACAAAGGAAACCATTAGGGCGACAAATTCACAGAAATCAGTATTAGACATTCTGCTAGAAGAGATAACTATCCATGCAAAAGAAAACACCAAAAACCAAAAGGCCATCATCCTCCACTTCATCCAAGAAGGCATCCTCACCAAAGCCTCATGTGCCAAGTTCCTTGGAAAGAAAGTTCGACCTTCTGTGGGCAAGCGTGGACGGCCCAAATCTGGAAATCGAATTAAAGTTTCATCCGACTCGCCGTTGGAGGGCTGATTATGCCCATCACGCCTCAAAGACTTTAATTGAGATTGAAGGTGGAGCTTGGGGGGGTAGACACTCCAGAGGGGGGGGGTTCCTAGCTGATGCCGAGAAATACTGGGAGGCTACCAAGCTAGGATGGAGTATTGTAAGGTGGACTGCTCCGTTGATAACGAGGGAGAATTGTTTGGTCTTAAAAGAAATGTTGACGAAATAGGTCATTGACTGAAATAAGTCGTTTACATCGCCGTGTTGTTGGTATATTGTATCAACATGAAATTAAAACGTGGGACTATTAGAGAAGACGGAATGGTTTTTTCGCATTACCACAGGGGAGGAAAAGAGCGTTGGATAACACTAGCAATGCTTGAGTCCCAAAAGAATAGAGATAAAAAATTTCACAAAGAGTGGAGATTGGAAAACCAAGATGTTGTTTCTGGGCGCAATAAAGCATGGAGAGAAGCGAATCCAGATAAAGCCAGAGACAATCTTCGTAAGTGGAGAAACAAAAATAGAGAAAAAGATCTTGAGTCAACAAGAGAATGGAGGAAGGCAAATCCAGAAAAGGTCAAGCTGATGTATGAAAACAGAAAGAAAAACATAGAAAAGTTTAGGCTTGATGGAAGGGTAAAAAGAGCTAAGCGCAGGGCTATGTTACTTGAACGATTGCACCCAGACCATAACGCTGAAATTGAAAAAACTTTATCAGCCCAATGCAAATCCCTGTTTACTAGGTTTGGAATTAAATTTGAGGTGGATCACATTGTTCCTTTAACCAAAGGTGGATGGCATCATCATTCTAATCTTCATGTTATCCCTTTGTCTTGGAATAGAAGAAAGCATAACAAGGGAAATGAAATTCTCCCTAATTGTTGGGATTTAGATTGCAGATGTAAGATTTCTGTTGACTAGGTATTACATTTTGGGTTAGTCCACCTGTATGCGTAAGCGGAGTCGCATCCGTAATATAAGCGTATTGGAAGTTTCGCTTCTTCCGAAACAAACAAAGTAGCAATGATTGCTTGCAGTCGGAAATGCTTTGACAAAATTAACTAACAATACAAAAAACAATATAATATTATGGCAATTACTTGCTCTACAGTCAATGATTTATTTCAACGGGAAACGAACAGATTCTCCGTTGACGTTCACGAGCGTTATTCCGTTGATGGCCCTTGGGGTCGTCTAGTCCGAGTCGGCAAATTCCCTCAGGGAATGGGTACGACTCTCAATGAAGTTACTGTTGAGCGTGTGCTCTCTGGTGATTTTGAAAATGCTTGGACGAATGTTGGAGTTTCCAACGGCACTTCCAGCAATGGTTGCGTTCCTTCTCCTTCAGATCTTGATTTCGGTCAGACTGTCCGTAGCTGGAATCTTCAGAGCCGCAGTTATCAGACTCCTTGCATCTGCTTGGACGATCTGAAGACTTCGTTTGAGATCGAGTCCCAGATCGCTAAGACTGTTACTCAGCTTACTCAGCTCACCAAGACTGTCCTCGACAATCGCCGCCGTAGCGAGTATCTGCGCCTTGTTTCCAAGGTACAGGCTGGTTACAACACCGAGTACGCAACTCTCAACGCAGTTCCAGTTCCAACCTTCCAGTTGGCACAGGATCAGCTTGACACGCTTCGTGTTCGTCTGATTCGTGATGGTGCTGGTCACAACTCACTTGGTAAAGAGAATGGTGTTCCTGTCCTTGGACTTATCACCAGCCCTGAGACAAGTCGTGCTCTGATCCGCAACAACGCAGAACTCCGTCAGGACATCCGCTATGCAACTCCTAGTGAGCTTATCGCTCCTCTTGGTGTTGAGCGTTCGTTCGGTGGGTTCTACCACATGATTGATCTTGAGGTTCCTCGCTTCACCTATTCTGGTGGT